CATTAGTCACCGTGGCACAACTGAAAGCCACCATGGGCTTGGGTACTTTGTATCCGGATGCTGATTTACAGAATATCTGTGACAGCGCCAATGCCATTGTCTTATCCTATTTGCCACACAATAGTCAATTGGTAGTTGCAAAAGAAGCAACAGGTACTACCGGCACAATTTATACTTTAGACCCTCACCATTTAGTGGTTGGGGAGACAATCAATGTTGAAGGCGTTGGCGCTCATTACAATGGATCATCAACTATTAGCGCCGTTACTACTTATTCAATCTCCTTTGTGGATGCGCAATTAACCACTGAAACAAAGCGCACCGTTGTGCCTTATGGCATTGTTACAGGCCCAGAGAATTCAACCTGGGAAGATTATGATGCAGTATGTATGGCAGCACTTATGATTGCCGTAGATATATTTCAGGCCAAGACAGCGCCATCTGGTGGCGCAACAGCCATTGATTTTCAGCCTTCGCCTTACAAGATGGGTATCAGCCTTCTTAGCCGCGTTAAAGGCCTTCTAGCCCCTTACATGGCCACTGGTGGGATGGTTGGATGAGTTGGGTAACTTTACGGCAAGCAGTTGCATCAGCAATTGCGAATAACGCGCTGTACGCGACTTATAGCTTTCCACCAAATGCACCCATAGCCAACTCTTGCATTGTTGGCTGGGATGACCCAGCAGTTGAGATCACCAACAACCAAACCGCGCTTAGTCCTCGCGCTAACTTACGTTTAACTTTTACAGTGCCAGCAATGGACAACCAGGCTGGACTTCAGGCGCTAGAAAACATTATTCAAAGCGCTATTACACTATTAAAAACTAATCGGCCTACCGATACAATTAGAACAGTTTCAGCGCCTCAACTTTTCACATTGCCATCAGGTGATTTGATGAGCGCTGACGTAACAATCCAAACCATGACCAGTTGGAGTTAATATGGAATACAAAGTTATTGGCGATTCGCTCATCGCTGGACATGGCAAGGGCGAGATTGTCACCACCGAAGAACTAGAAGGTTCCAATGTGGAATACCTAGTTGCAAACGGGCACATCGAACCAGCAACCAAGAAAGCAAAGGATAAAGAATAATGGCAACATTCCTAGGTAATGGTGCGCAAGTCACAGTTAATTCGGTGGATTTGAGCACTTACGTTTCAAGCGTAACAATCAATCAAGAATTTGATCAATTGGAAGTTACTGCAATGGGTGACACCGGCCACAAGTATATTGCCGGCTTAGAAAACTCATCTATTAGCATTGACTTTAATGCGGATTTTGCAACCAGCAAAGTAAACCAAACCATCAATGGTTCAACAGCTGGAAATGGTCTTGTTGGTGCAACAACCACTGTGACCATTAAGCCAGGTGCAGGTTCAACTTCCGCCACCAATCCGCTTTATACTGCAACTGTTTTGGTAACTCAATGGCCACAGGTTTACAACGTTGGCGAATTAGCCACTGTTTCAGTTACCTGGCCTGTAAACGGAGCAGTCGCAAAGACTATTTCTTAGTAACACAACCGAAGGGAAAAAATGAAACTCAAGATAACTCAACAAGATGGAACAGTCAGTAGCCACGCCATAACTCCGGCTATCGAGGTTGCGTTTGAAAAGTACGTTGGTGGGGGATTCGCCAAGGTATTGCGCGACCAAGAGAAGCAAGAGCACATTTACTATTTAGCGTGGCTCTGCTTGAAGAAAACTCAAACAGTAAAACCGTTTGGTGATGACTTCTTAGACACCATTGAACTGGTAGAACTTGAGCTTGATGACCCAAATGGCTAACGCGCGACACTAGGACTTATGAAGTTGCAGTGATCGCGCTGGCCACGGGCATCAGTCCCAATGAACTGCTTGAGATGGATTACTGGATGTACAAGGCTCTCAAAGGAGCGTTAGAGGAAAGGCACAAGAACAGTGGTCAGCCCAATAAGGTTAGAAGGCGTTAAAGACCTCGAAACCGCATTGCGCTTATTTGACTATGAGGCCTCTCGTCAGCTCAATTCAGCCATTAACGCGGCAGCCAGAACAGTGAGTGTCAGCGCTAAAGGTTACATAACCAACAGCGCTCCTCCTGGATTGTCTAATTGGGCTAAGGCAATCAATCGCCCACCAGTTTCAGGGGCAAGAAGTTTCCCACGCTTTAATGATGCACTCATGCGCCAAGGGCTACGCATTGTTAAACAGAAAAACCATAAGGACCCAGCCGGTTGGGTAACTACCGTTGCGGTAGAACAACGTGACCCTGCTGGAAATATTTACGAAAAGGGCGGCATTGTCTCTGGGCCTTCTGCTCGCAAGAATTACAGCATCAACCCAAATGCCAGCATTGCTTTTAAGACCAAATTACAAAACTTTTATTTTATTGGCAAAGGTGAGGGCCGCGCATTGATTCGCGCTGGCCGAGAAGATGCAGGAATGGCAAGAACCAAGATTGCACGGGCTCGTTATGAAGCTGAACTCAAACTGCAACGCTTGTTTAACTTAGAGGCGGTTAAGAATGGCTAGATTTGTTATCTCAGGTATATTCAAAGATAAAGCCATAAAGGATGCAGTCAATTCCCTCAAACTGCTTACCAAGCAAACCAAAACATTCAGCAGCGTGGCAGTCAGCGCTTATGGCGCAGCCTCAGCAGCAGCAGCGTTTTATGCGAAGCGTTTAGCTCGTGATTCAGTCCAGGCAGCATTGGCAGATGAGAGAAGCCAACGCCAATTAGCATTTACTTTACGCGAGGTTGCAGGAACTAATGAAGCAGCAGCGATAGCAGCAGAAGCCAACATAGCGGCAATGTCCAAAATGTACGGAATCGCTGATGACGATTTGAGGCCAGCGCTATCGGCTCTCATTAGAACCACACGATCAACTTCAGATGCATTTGGTGGGCTAGACCTTGCTCTTTCATTATCTACCGCAACAGGCTCAGATTTAGGTACGGTTGTTAATGCGCTTAGCAGGGCTTACACAGGAAACTTCAAAGGCTTAAAATCACTCAAATTAGGCATTGACGAACAGAAGATTGCCAGCAAAGACTTGCAGGGAATTCTTAAAGATTTGCGCCAAGAGTACGGCGGCTTTGCTAAGAATGAATTAAACACTACCGCCAACCAAATGGCCAGACTTAAGGTAGCTTCTGATGAAGCCAAGGAATCTATTGGCAATGCGTTATTACAAGCCTTTATGTCTATTGTGGATTCCTTGGGTGGCGTAAACAAGGTTGTTAAACGCATTGAAGGCATTGGTGTAGCGATTGCTGACACCATCACAGGGGTGCAAAGTCTTGTCCAAGGATTCAAAAATTTCTTTAATAGCCTTAACTCAGGCGTAAAAGCATTGGGCGTATTAGGTACAGTTTTGGCTGCCGCTTACAAGTTTGGCAAACTGCTGACCAAATTAACACCTTGGAGATTGTTTGGTGCAAGCCTGGTTTATGCTGCTAAGGCTGCCAAGGATTTGGGTAAGCAACAACGCATCAATGCTCAGATTGCGGCTAGTGCCAGCCGTCAAGTGATTAGCGCTCGTAATGCTGAAATGATGGCAGAAAAGAAGTTGAAGGAAGAACGCAAGGGCAGTCAAGATGTTGAAAAGAAAACCCTTGAGCAACTCATGGCAGAAGAAGCTGCTCGTAAAGCAGGATTTAAGATCACTGAGGACATTGACAGCATCCAAACAGTTGCAGCAGCCAAGCGCCTAGAAGAATCTCGCCAATACAAAGCCAGCGTGATTGATGCAGCCCAAGCGCAATTTGATGCCATCAAGCGCAATTACGATTTACTCAATGGCACTTGGCAAGTCCAGCAATCTGCCTTTGATGTATTCCTTGCCTACCTCAAGAGCAAGTCAGTAACTATCCCAGTGAACTTTACAGGTGGCGCATTACCGGCCCCAGGTTCGACTCCAAGCCTTGCCGCAGCTTTGCCAGAACAGGCAATTCCATCCTTCATGGGTGGAGTGGGCTCAAGTGCAGCAGCCGGAGATTCCCTGGCATTAGGTGGTCAAACGATTAACATTACGGTTAATGCTGGCGCAATTGGTTCTGAGGAATTCCTGGTAGGAGCCGTAGGCGATGCACTTACCAAATACACACGACTAGGCAACACCACTGCACCTGCTGGATTCTTCTAATGGCATTACCCACGCTTCAATGTTCCATTAACTTTAGCACCGGCGCTTCTTTTGGACAGGCGTTTCTTATTGGAACAGGAATCTTTGGCACAAACGTTTTAGCAGATTCAGCTTCAACTATTGTTGATGTATCAAATTTAATTATGGCAGCACGGGTTAATAGAGGGCGCAACCCACTTACCGATGTATTTCAGACTGGCACCGCTAGCATTCAGATAGCAGATCAAAACGGTGACTTTAACCCTCAGAACTCTGCTAGCCCGTACTACACACTCTTGCAACCATTACGCAAGATTCAGTTGTCAGCCATTGACCCAGCCACCGGCCTAGAACACAACATGTTTAGCGGTTACATTACCGGCTACAACTACACACAAAGCCGAGACACTGGCCAGGTTTCCTACACCACGATTACTGCCGTGGATGGCTTCCAGCTTCTTAACCTCAGCACCGTCAGCACCGTCACAGGAGCCACTGCTGGGGAAACTACTGGCAACCGCATCAACGACATTCTTAACACCGTGGGATGGCCTTCTGGAATGCGTGACGTGGACACAGGCCTTACCACAGTCCAGGCCGACCCAGGAACCACTAGAACGGCTCTCAGTGCCCTCCAAACGGTTGCTACGACCGAATACGGGGCTTTATACATGGATGCCTCGGGGCAAGTTGTATTCCAGGATAGGAACCTCACCACCAAATCCATTGGCGATGCTGCCACTACATTTGCTGATGATGGAACAGGAATTGCCTACTCAAACCTTCAATGGGTTCTTAATGATGCTCAAATCTTTAATGAGGTTAACGTAACCGCTACCGGCTTGGCCAAGCAAACTGCTAGTGATGCCACCAGCATTAGCACTTACTTCAAGCATTCTTACAATGTCAGTGATCTATTGATGCAGACCACTAGCGAGGCGCTCGATTATGCAAAGGCTTATGTGGCCAGCCGTAAAGATACCAGCATTCGAGTAGATGCCATTACCCTGGATTTGACTACCGCCAACTACGCCACTGGCGTTACCGCAGCTCTTATCTTGGATTACTTTGCCCCAGTGACCATCAAGCAAGCTCAACCTAATGGCACTACTTTGCAGAAAACCTTTCAGATATTTGGCGTGGCTCATGATGTCCGGCCTGGACAATGGAAAACAACCTTCACAACCCTTGAGCCCATCATTGATGGCTTCATTATCGGCAACAGCAATTACGGCATTTTAGGCACCAATGTATTATCATATTAACCTACAAGGAGATAAATAATGGCAACTGGCTTTCCTGCTTCTACTGGCGATGTAATGACTGCTGCCATGTTCAATGGCCTTGTCACATACACGCTTAACTCACAAAGTGGAGCAACCTACACACTTGCTTCTACCGATCAGTACCAAGTTTTAGTTATTACCACGAACGCAAGCACTAAGACCGTATCTATTCCTACCGACGCTACCTACGCTTTCCCTAACGGCACGGCTATAACAATTCTTAATACTGGCGCAGGGTTGCTCACCATTAACGCGGTTACTTCCGGCACGACTACGGTAACAAGTGCGGGGGCGGTATCAGCGTCCCCAACCGTTGCTCAATACAAAGCCGCCGTAGCGATTAAAACCGGTACGAACGCTTGGACGGTAGTAGGTTCAATAGCCTAATGATTGGTGCACTCGTAGCAGGTATAACCGGAACCGTCATTCCGCCGACTTCTTACGATTCGATAGCCACTATTACGGTTGGCGCCGGTGGTAGTGCAAGTGTGGATTTTCAGAGTATTCCTTCTACTTACACTCACTTACAATTACGCGGAATTACAAAAAATACAAATGCAAGCACGACTATTTCATCTGGTACATTGAGATTCAATAATGATACAGGCGCTAATTATGCATATCACTACTTGAACGGTTCGGGTACTAGCGCAGCTGCAGGGGCAGGTTCTTCTCAAACTTCTTCTTTTGCCATTACAGATATTGGAGCAAACGCCACAAGCGTTTTTAGTGGTTTTGTTTTAACTATTTTAGATTATAAAAACACAAATAAATACAAGACCTTTAGAAGTTTATCCGCAGTCGATAACAATGGTTCAGGTTTTGTTCAATATTTTAGTGGTTTATGGACGAGCACGACTGCAATAAATAGAGTGACTTTTCTTCCAGGAGCCAATGATTTTGGACAATATACAACTATTGCGCTATACGGAATGAAGGATTCATAATGCCGGCGACATACGAGCCAATAGCCACCACAACTTTTGCGGGTGGTACCGCTTCCGCTACTTTTTCGTCTATACCTGCCACATATACCGATTTAGTAATGGTGTCTTTTTTGCGCGCAGGTTCCACTAATTCTTCTTATGTATTAAGGTTTAATTCAGACTCAGGCTCGAATTACTCAAATACGGTTCTTTATGGAGATGGAACGTCTCCCGGCTCGAATAGATACAGCTCACAAACTTCGGCATATTTGACCTATTACGGTTTTCCTACTACCGCTTCAACTTTTGGCACCATCATAACCGATTTTCAAAATTACAGTAACACAACAACCAATAAAACTTTCATAGGAAGAAGTCAAAATAGCAATTCAGGAACAGACGCGGTGGTGGGTTTATGGAGAAGCACCGCCGCTATTAACAGCATTACAATTTATGCCGGTGATACTTTTGCTAGCGGATCGGTAGTTACTCTTTACGGAATAAAGGCGGCATAATGCCAAATCCAACATACAAAGCAATTGCTACGACCACAATAGGGGCTGGTGGAGCGTCAACAATAGATTTCAGTTCTATTCCGTCCACATACACCGATTTACAAATACTTGTTAGCGCAAGAGGAACAAACGCAAGTTACGTTAATTTTTATGTTGGTATAAAGTTTAATAATGTAACTACCAATTTAACTAGCAGAGTGTTACTAGGAAGTGGAAGTTCTGCCTTTTCTTTTTCTGACACAAAAATATATGTTCCAGTTTCTGGTGGTAACGCGACTTCTAATTCTTTTGGTAGTGCTCAGTTTTACATACCAAATTATGCTGGTAGTGCTTATAAATCTCTCCTAGCTGAGGGAGTTTCGGAAACTAACGGAACGGCGGTTGATATGTATTTAACCGGCGGTTTATGGTCAAGTACCGCCGCTATAAATCAAATTACTTTATATGATCCATTTTCGTATCATAATTTCGCTCAATACTCGACCGCTACACTTTACGGAATAAGCAAGAGCTAAGGAGAAGGAATGGACAAACCTACAAAACTCGTCGTTAATTGTGAGACCGGAGAGCAGACAGTAATAGAGCTCACCGACGACGAAATCGCACAATTAGAAGCCGATCGTCAAGCGGCAGAAGCTCAACGAGCCGAACAAGAGGCGGCAGAGCAAGCTCGCACCGCTAAGCGCCTCAGCGCGGCAGACAAACTACGCGCACTTGGACTAGAAGAAGAAGAAGTAGCAGCATTACTATCTTAACTGGCGATTGCACCAATGAAGTGCTGCCTGGGATGGATGATTGGGAGAGTGATGTAGATGGCAAGCAGTCAAAATGGCTGGCCGGCGAGCCCCAATCGGGAAACCCTTGGAGTCGTTAGCATTTCGATTGAAGGGTGCAAAACCAAGTTTGCCATTTGTGACAAAGTAGCTCCTATTTTCAAAGCATTCTTAGCTGAGTTTAATGAGAAGGTAGAGAAGATTGACGAAGGCAAAGACGATTGGGGTTATGCCTTTCGCCAAGTACGTGGATCAACTGACATGCTGAGCAACCACGCATCAGCAACTGCCGTGGATGTTAATGCAACCCGTCATGCGCTTGGAGCTAAAGGCACATTTCGCCCAGAGCAAGAAAAGGTTATTAGAGAGTTATGTGAAAAGTACGGCCTCAGATGGGGTGGGGATTACCAGAACCGCAAAGATGAGATGCATTTTGAAATAGCTGAAACCCCTCGACAAGTAAAGGCCAGAATCAAACGGCTTGGATTGGACAAATAATGGATTGGCAGACAGCAGTCATGGCCCTAGCCGCTATCGTGGCTATCCCGATGCTACGCGCAGCTATCAAAGCTCATAAGGCAAACAAAGACTTGGATGACATTCTTGCCGATGCGCTTGAAGCTGGGCTAGACGAGATTGAAAGCAAGAAGAAGAAGAAATGAGCGTGGGGAATTGGATTGCCATTGTTAGCGTATCGCTGACCTCCCTAGGTGGCATGGCCGCGCTTGTCCAATTCCTTGTCAAACATTACCTGGCTGAACTAAAGCCCAACAGTGGCACCAGCGTTAAAGATCAAGTAACACGCCTAGAATCCAGAGTGGATGAGATTTACCGCTTACTCTTAAATAAAACGCTATCCTAAGTTACGCGAAAGGGGTTCACAATGGAAGAAGATATTAACGAGCCC